TCGAGCGCCCGCCGCGTCGCGGCGAGGAGCCGCGCGGCGACGTCCGCGGGTAGGACGTCCTCGAGCCTCGCGCCGACGAGGCTGTCGGGAGACGTGACGAGACGGCTCCCCCACTCGCCTCTGACCGCGCGATAGGTGTCCCCCACCTCCAGCGGATACGGAAACGGCCTGAGCAGTGTAAACGTCTGATCCCGCCACGCCAGCACCTCCCGCGTGATCCCCGTGTTCGCGCCACTCGTCATCGTGACCTGGCCCCCGGCCTCATAGTAGCTGTTGGGGTCCGCATCGTCGGGGTTCGTGTTCGCCGTATCGCCAAACGTCAGCGTCGGGTCCGCGCCCACGCTCGTCACGCTGCCATCGGCGATAAAGCCCAGTCCCGCCAGGTCGGCCTGACACTCCACGCTGGCGACATACGTGGTGCCATTCCAGACCGCATGGCGCCAGGGGCAGATGGGGCTGTACTGCCGCCCAATGCGGGTCTGGAGTTTATCCGCGAGGCCGCGTATCTCGGCAGTCAGCACGAGGTTCTTGCGCTGAATCCGGCCTAGCGCGCCAACGCGCTTGATATGGACGGAATCGTCGAGAGCAAGAGGCGGGTCATTCCACACGTACTCAAAGAGGATAATCTGCGCATCGTCCCAAATACCGGCAGCAATTTCTAGCTCAGTAGAAATATCCATGAAAACTGAACAATCAACGCTATCGACGCTGAGGTCATTAGTAGTATGGGCAGACGTGGGCGCAAGCCCCTGACTGGCACGGTAGACAACCCCGTCGATGGTCACATCCTGGTCAAAATTTGTCCAGCCAAACACCTGCGTATCCGAGCGTACCACCTTCCAGCCTTCAGCGAGATTTGTCACCGCTTGTTGATAGTGCGCGGTCAGTGTAGCGCTAAACGTTTTCATGCAATCGCCCTGGTTTCCATCAGCTTGATCGAAGGCCAGCTAAAAATACCTGGCTCTACGGCCTGAATATCTAACACGTCCGTGACGAAACGCACTGGCACGTCGAACAGGAACGATGCACTCACCACCACGCCACTCCCCGGCGGGCTCGTCATCGTCACCAGCCCCGTTGTGGTATCCACCGTGAACGCCCCGGTAGGCGTGCCGTTCAACATGACCGTGACACTCCCCGCCACGGGCTTCGTGATGACCCGCACGCTGTCGTAGATGCCTATCGTGTAGTGTTTGATGAGCGGGTACGTGTCCTCTACGCCGTCGCCGGTCCCTAGGACTTCCGCCGTCCCTGTATGCTCGCCTGGCACGCGGTCGTAGAACCGGAAGCCATGACGCTGCCCCTGCGCGACCGAGCGAAAGAACTGGCGCAGCAGCGTCGTGGCAGCCAACTCGCGATTGATGAGGCCCACCTCATACACGGCAAGCGGCTGGCTCCAGCACTGATTTCTTTGTTCGGCCCCGCCCTTACTGACTACCACATGCGTGCGGTACATTGGACCGCCAGACGAGCCCAGCGCCAGCGTATCGGGAAAGCGGACCTCTCTGAAGGCCATCGACTAGGACCGTGCCCGTCTGAGGTCCTCAACGACAGACCGATGTATCGCTCCACGCGAGCGCTGAAAGGCCGCGAGGTGCGGTGTCTGACACGCTGCGCACCCCTTGGGCCGTATGGTGACATGCGTACTCCCTGGCCCGTCACAAACGCATTGCTCGATCACCGCCCCACAACTACACTCAATGCGAAAATGGTCTGCTCCATACATCATGGTTGCCCTCATGGATATGCCGGAATGATACACGACGCGACCTCGGACCAGTCGGACGTGCCCCAGTCATTCTGGGCCTTGAACCGTATGGCAAACGTGCCCTCGCTTGAGCGGTCGGCAAAGCCCGAGTTCCCCGTGAACGATATATCGTCCATCGTATCGCCCAGAAATTCCCCCGTGAGCCCCCCGCCATAGGGCACCCAGCCCGCGCCATTCGTATTCGTTTCGGCGAAGTAAAAATAGACGGTGTTCCCGTGCAAACTCGCAGGCCGGTGATACGTGAAATCGACGTAACTGAAAAACTCGCCCGCGTCGTGAAATGTCGCCGTCACGCCGGTAGGCGGTGTCGGCGGGTACGTGAGGTGCTTCACCAGCAGAATGGGCGAGGCATCGATCTTGGCGGAGAGCGTTGTGAAAATCGCCTGATAGTTGTAGCCTGCCCCACGGAGCGTCTCTTCGTACACATTCGCATCCAGCGCCGGGGTGCCTACGGGCACCAGGGTCACGCCACTGGCCCCGCCCTGATAATCGCCAAAGATCGTGTTTTCGGTGTATGGGGAGTCTTCCGGTAAGAGCGGGCCGATCTCGTAGTACGCCCCCGTGCTGGGCAAGTCGGGGACGAAGCTGCGCCGCAGATGCACCGACACCACCGGATCATCGCCCTCAAACGTGGGGATAATCCAGTGCAGCGCGACCGTGGCATAATGCGTCGTCATAAAGCCCGTCCCTGCGGAATCTCCAATCGACGCCAGCGCGGCACTTAAAAAGCCCGTCCCCTCGTTGACCGCTTCGCCGCCTGCGGCATCGGCGCTCGCTTCCCCGGTCGTGCTACCGTCCACTGGCCCACGCGGCAGTTCCACGAGGCGCATGCCGCTCCACGTCGAGATGCCCGGTTCCACGCACGTAATCGCGCAGGCGTCCATGTCGAAGCGCACCGGGACGTGGTAGCGGAAGCTAGCGGTAATCAGTACGTCGGCATCCGGCGCAGGGTCCAGCGTCACGACGCCCGTGCTACTGGACACCAGCACGGTTGTGGTCAACACACCGTCCAGATACACGAGCACGCTGCCTGCGATGGGCTTTAAGATAGGCCGGGAGTACGTAAACGCGCCATCGTCGTAGTGTTTGACGAGCTGATACGTCTGCGTCGTGCCGTCGCCCGTGCCGAGCAGTTCCAGCGTGCCGGTATCATCCGTGGGATCATGAAAGCGGAAGCCGTGCGCGCGGCCACAGGCGAGGCGAAAGAGCGCCAGCAGGGCTGCCGTCTCCGCGTCGGTGCGATTGGCCTGCACCAAATCCCACGCGCCCAACTCCAGGGGCCAGTGGTCCATCAGCGCTTCAGCGCCGCTCGGCGAGGGTGCCACCGTCGTCGCGAAGCGCGGGCCGCCGGTCATGCCCAGGGCGACGGTATCAGGGAAGAGTAGGGATTCGAGAAACACTGGCTGCTCACTTTATGCTATGCTCAGACTACACGACCTCTTTTGGACCAGGAGAATCCCTATGCGCTTTTTCATAGCCCTCTGCGCCTGCGGCTTGCTCGCCGGCTGTGTCGCTGGCCCGCCTACGCTCACAGATGCTCAGCGCGAAAAGGCTGCCCAGATCGCGGTCTATCGCCATGGAGACACACCAACACGGGCGTTCCGTATTCTGGCCCCCCTCGACGCTGCCGACTGTTCAGGGGCAGGCGGGACACGCTTCAATGGACAAGAAGGCAAAGCCATTGCCACACTCGTAAAAAAGGCTGCGGCACTCGATGGAGACGCCGTCGTCGATGTGACCTGTGACGGAGCTCCTTTTGTCAATAACTGCTGGGTCGCGCAAAAATGCGAGGGCAATGCAGTCCAATGGCGATAAACCTTTGCCAACCCACATTGATGAAAGGAGAAAAGCTCGATGGCTATCTCCCTCTTTTTGCTTGCATCCCTCGCCTTTATTGCTGGCTGCGGCTTCTTTGGTATCGCCAAGAGCGCCATCCATGAAATTGAGGGGTTGCTCTGTTTTCTTATCAGCGCAGTACTCCTCACAGGCTCAGCGATTGTTTCTGCTTGCCGCCGAGCTGCATACCTTCCATCCATAGAAGAAGTCCCACTAAGCGACTCATTGCAGGACATCCGCCGGGAGATTCGAGACAACACGCCTCGATGGCGTGGATAAGAGCATAATGCCTCTACATCGCTCGCTGCGCCTGCTGCACCGCCTGCGCAATGCCACGATTCAATTCCCCCCGTGACCGCTGGAAAGACTGTATATCCTGGACGCCATAAATGTTGACGATGACGGGAGGAAATTGCCCCTGGCTCATACTATGCGGCACAATCGTGCCATTCTGCGCCGGGATAAACGTTTCGGGGCCGCGCTCCCCCACGGCATAGGGCACCCCAGCATAGACACTGCCGCCCATCGCCCGGCCTTCAAAACCCGTCAGCACGTTGCCCGCATCATCGACGGTCGCCAGCGGTAAGCTCCCTGAGCCCGTGCGAAAACCCTCAACGGCACTGGCCGCTTCGGTCGCGGTGGCTGCCCCTACGCCGGTCTTCACCAAGCCGAGCGCGGCCCCGAGCCAGTCAATGCCGCCTTTCACCGTCCCGGTCAGTGCTTGTCGGATACCCGACGCATCGATTAGAATACTCAGGAGCAGTTTGTTAAACGATTGCGCGATCTGGGCAAAGCTGATCTTGCTGCCCGTGGCGAGTTCTTCAATGGTCGAAAGAAAAAAGTCCGTCGCCTGCGCGGCAGCCCGCAGTTCTTTATTCCCCTGCTGTAAGCTCTCAATCAGTGCCCGCTGCCCATCCCCGGCCTGCGCCAGGGCCAGCCGCTTTTGCAAGAGCGCATCCGCAGTCAGCGTCAAGCCGTCCCGCTCATCGCCCAGCGCTTTCGCCATGGCCTCAATGTCGCCCACCTGCGTGGCGCGGGTCTCCGCAGCATCCCGGTCGGCTAAAAGTGCGACTTGCTTCTCTCGCAGCGCGGCGACTTCGTGTAAGTCCGCGTCTGTGGCATGGCGTACCGCCAGCTCATAATCTTGGATGGCTTCTTTACTCAAGCCCAGCGCACGGTTTTCTTCAATCAGGCTGCGCACGATGTCATCAATCTGGCGCGCCTGGTCCTGCCCCATCGTCCGTAACGTGTTCGTGGCGAACTGTTGGCCGACCTGCTCTTGCGCTGCGCTGAGTTGTTGCGTCAACGCCAGTTGGGCTTTCAGTGGGTCTTGTGTAAATTGCTTTTGGAGGTCTTGACGCAATGCCGACTGTTTATTCAGACGCTCCACTTCGGTTGCCTGGAACTCTTCAGCGCTCAGGCGGAGCTGATCGTAGTCGGACAAAAACCTACCAAGGCGCTCAATGCCCTTGTCAAAATTGCCAATATCCAACACCTGCAATTGTTTCTGGCGCAAGAGGTCTTGGAGTTGCGCGAGCTGCGTGGTTACCCCGGTCCCCGCCCCCGTCGCAGGAATCCCCCCCGCCGCACTCAGCGCCGCTGTCCGTCCCAGAATATCCTTCACGTAGGCTTGCGTCTCAGGAATCGCGGGAATCTTATAGCCTGCCTGGATGACACGATTCGGCCCCGCATTATACGCGGCCAGCGCGAGCGCCATATCGCCGCTGAACTTGGCCAGCAGCTTTTGGAGATACTTCATGCCGCCGGTGAGGTTTTGCTGAATGTCAAAGGGGTCCGTGACGCCAAGCCCCGCTGCGGTCTCTGGCATGAGCTGCATGAGGCCCTGGGCGCCTGCCCTGGAAACGGCACGCGGATTAAAAGCTGATTCACGATAGGCTTGTGCGGCGACAAGATTGGGGTCCAGGCTATACGTGCTGGCCTGACTCTGGATCAGCGGCAATGCGGCAGCCAGCCCCGCCGCATTGGCTTTAGGGAACAGGCTGGACTGAAGCGCCGCGCCTCCTTGCCCGGTCAGCAGCGGCAGCAATGTTTTGTTGCTGCTTAGCGTGCTCTCAACACTCTTGATGACCTTTTCGAGTTCTTGGATTTGCTCTTTGAGGACTTCCAGGCGGCTGCCCGGGTTGATCGTGACCCGCTCATCGAGCTTGCCCAGCGTTTTTTGCAGGTCGTCATAGCGCTGCTGGAGTTCTTTTTGCAGATCGACCGCTTTTTGTCCACGATCCGGGTCCAGCGTCGGGTCATCTTTGATGGCTTGCGCGGTGCGTTCCCGAATCTCCCCGAGCCGTTGTGACACCTCGCCGATGTTGCGCAGGGCTTCATATTGCGTTTCATATTGCTGACTGAGCCGTGCCACCTCAGCTTCTTGCTGTTTCAGGGCTACTACTGCGGAACGTCGGGCAATGCTGTCGGTATCGCCAAATGCCTGCACGGCCTTCGCCGCGTCTTCTGCGGCATTTTGCGCGGCGTTGAGTTGCCTCACCGTCTCTTGCACGGCTGCAGCTTGCGGGGTGCCTACAATCTGGGCATTCGGGAATTGCTCTTGCAGCGATTGAATAGCGGGGAGTTGCGGACCGTTGACGATTTGCTGGACATCTTTGGCCAGCAGCCCTAACCCTTTGGCGCTCATCGTCGCTAGTTCGAGCAACTTACTCAGTCCACGATTCACGCCTAATTTGTCGAGTTCCACGCCCAAGGCAAACACGGCATTCTTCAGCCGCTCCCATTCGTTCGTCAACGTATGGGCATTGGCCGCCGCTTTCGCGCCGAGCTCGGCATTGGCTTGCCGGGCAAAATCCAGCATACGCGAGGCAGGCAACTCGCCCGCTTCCATCATCTTCGTCAATTCCGCCGTCGTCACGTTCAGCGAGCGGGCCAGGATGTTCATGGCCCCAGGGAGACGCTCCCCGATCTGATTCTTGAAATCTTCGGCAGTAATTGTCCCTTTCGACATAATCTGCTGCGTGGCCAGCAAGATGCCTTTGATACTCTCCTGGCTGAGCTGCAAAGCCGCGCCTGCGCTCACAAGGCCCTTGAAAATCTCGGTCGTTTTCTCCCCTTCGAGCTGCGTCCCTTTGGACGCGGCCACGATGCCCTTATAGGCGTCGGCCAGATCGGTAAAGCTGGCGCCGAGGTCTTCTGCTGTCACGCGCACCGTATCCAGGGCTTTTTGTGCGCCTTGCGACGACCCAGTAATAACCCCAAACGAGATATTGAGGCGCTGCATCTCGACGCCAGACGAGACGACGCCTTCGATGCCCCTCTTCAATGCTGCCAGCGTGACCAGCCCTGCCCCCAGCCGAACCACGCTTTCGCCCAGACCGTTGAGAGCAGTCTGGGTCTCCAGTACGGGCTTTTTAAGGCTCGCTACCTCGCTCCGGGCCTTCGCGAGTCCGCGTTCCAGCTCCTCTGTCCGCGCACTCAGCGAGATCAGGAGGCTTCCAACTAACCCGGCCATGGCTTATCCCTTCGCGCTCAATGGATGGTCCCGCCTGTCTGTTGCGTCAGATTCATGAAAAATGCTTGTAACTGCGCGGCACTCTGGACCGTCTTAACAGGGGCGGGCGTGGGAGGCGTGTAGTGAAAGTCGGGGATAAAATCCCGTGGCAGATAGGGCGGACTGTCGCTCCGATGCCAGCCTTTGACCCAGAGCGCCAGCAGCGTCTCACGGAGTGTCGTATGCAAGTTGGCGATGGCGGAGGCCAGGATACCCATACGCAAGTCGGCACGTGCCTCATCCCAGGGTTCGAGCTGATATTCTATCTGCCAGTCCGTAAACTCCGCACTATCCATGCTGGCCTGGAGTTCTTTTACGGTGCGGCCAAGGGTCCGGGCGAGGAAGAACCAGAAGCGTCGTTCAGGACGAGCGGCTCTTTTTTTTCAGTCTCCTGCGGGTCCGCGTCGTTGAGCTTATTTTTCCGCAAGATTGCCGCCGCCGCGTTCTCCAAAAACAAGCCCGATTTTTCCGTCAGGGCTTCCGCCTCTTCCGTCGTAAACAGCCGTCCCCCCTGTTCATCACAGAGCCCCAGGGCGCAAACGATTGCGGGGAAGGCTCGTAGCCGCTTCCCCTGCTCGCGCGCACCAGTGGATTGCTCAATAAGCCAGTCGCGCTCAGCCCCGGTGAGGAGGCGAATGCCCACTTCCCCGTGCCCCTGCGGGCCAGGGATCGCCTCAATCTCTAGATCAGGGACCGCTAAGAGTTGTTCGCGTGTCAAAAATGCCATACCTGCCCTCCTAGGCCGCCAGCACCATGGTCATTTCGCCGCTAAATTTCACGGTCACCGTGGCCATCATGAGCGCATCGGTGGGCACCGTAATGTCGCTATACGCCGTGAGGAACCCCATACAGGACCAGTACGCCGGGGTAATATCCGTCGGCGCCTTCGGGAACGTCACCGTAATCAGTTCAGGATCGCCATGAATCGGGGGACGAACCTGGGGCGTGAACTGAATATCCAGCGTCATCGAGCCCGGATCAATGAGGCGCCCTGGGATAAAGGTCGCATTCCCCAGCTTCCCCGCTGCGGGCGGTAACGTCCCCAGGTGCGAGGTGGGGAAAGAGTTGCGCGTGAGCCCACTGAGGCGCACCTGCTCCGTATGGATCATCGCCGTAAACTCACTGGTGCCAAAGACGATACTGGCCCCCGTGCCCACATCCACCGGCTGTCCAGGCATACTCCCTCCTTACACAAACGTGGTGACTGGTTGCATATACCAGACATCGGTTTCTAGTGTGACCCGATACGCCATCTGCTGCCCCCCGGCCTGATCATCTTCAAGGCCCGTATCCATCCCGCGTACCAGGACACGCCGGATCGCGACCCCCGCGCTGACCCCCCGGTAGCCATTCATCAGTAACTTAAACGCCTTGGCCACCTCGCGTGCGCTGCGGTGTGTCCGCCCATAGACATCCCACTGATACGTGGCCATCGCGAGCTCGCCCGCGCCCAGGAGGTGCTGCGTGCTCTCGTCGTGGATTTCCGCATAGAGCAGATAGGGCATCACGGCCTGTGTCGGCGCCAATAGTGGGTAGATGCGGTCTCCGATCAGCGGCACGAGCGCAGCATGACCAGCCAGATAGGTCACAAGGGCAATATCAAGGCTCATTTTTCCTGTGCCACCCGCTCAATGCCTGCCCCAATATCCTGGCTGAGCTGCGCCAGTAACCGGCCTTCGTTACTCTTCAATGCTGGCCTGAGATAGGGATGCGGCGGGGTACGCCGTCCCCCAAATTCCCGCCGCCGCGCCCGCAATGCCGCCCGGCCTGCCCCTGGCGCGGCATGCCCCAATTCCACATGCGCGGGGGAGTAGTATTTCCCGGTAATCCCCATCTGCTCGCGTGTCCCTGTCACCACCGTATACCCCACGCGGTTTTTGCTGCGCCGGAGTGGCCGAATGGCCAGCGAGTTGCGAATGCCGCGCACAATGGCCCCTTGCCGCCGCAGCCGGCGCACCTGGCGCCCGGTGAGCGCCTGCCCCTGCTGCCGCCCGCGTACTTGCAGCGGGCTACTCACGCCCGCGCCTACCCGCCGCTGGGCATCGGCAAGGACGGTCTGACTGGCTTTGCGGAACGCGGGGATGAGGACTTTGCGCTCGGCTTTGTCCGTCAGGGCTGCCAGCGCTGCAGAAAGTTCTTTGTCGCCCAGAAGTGCGATATTGAAGCGTCCGGCCATGAATCAGTCCTCTAATCGTTGCACCAGCGGCGAATCAATATGTGGTAACACGCACCCATCAGCAATATCTGCGAATGAAGCATGCTCAATAACCAACTGTACTTGGGTAGGATTCGCGTTAATGCTGATAAGGACTGCATCATTCGGCACAGGATTCTTCACTACCTCATAGCGTCCTTGCCCTAATTGAAGCAATACATCAGTGCTGATCGTAAACAGAGCATGCCGGGCCATACGTCAATTCCCCTCGGTGCGCTCAATCGCTAAGATATTCAATTGCCGGTCGCGCTCGTCCATGTTCTGGCTCTCGGTAATCTCAAACACGCGCGTGCCTTCCCGCAACTGATAGCTCGGCGGCAATACTCCGCCCCATCGGAGCGTAATCCGATGCGTGCCACGGGCGGCCACCTGGCCAGCGACCACGGCCTCGGTCATGCGGACTGGCGTAATGGCGCCCCACACGGGCGTGCCCACCGGACGCATCGTCACGACTTGCCCGCCGTCCAGGTCCGTCGTAATCGTCGGGGCCTCAATAACGAGGCGATGCCTCAGCTTCCCGGCCTGCATGGTTACGCCTTTAACGCACGGCTTGCAAAGATACAGAGGCGCAACTGCGTTGCACTGGTCGCCACGCCCAAGATCGTCGTGAACCACCCGGACGCCAGGTCAGACGCCGGGGCGATACCGCCCGCTGCGCCGAGAATATAGATCGTCGAGAGTACCACCGTCCCGCCTATCGTGATGGTCCCAGCGACCTGGATACGCAGCGGCTGCCCCGCGCTCGCGGCGCCCAGGGCAATGCCTTTCACCTCTGCGGTACTCAGGCTCGCATTGGCATCGGCAACGAGGTAGCGTTGTGTCGTTTCGTCGAGGTAGACCGGAGCCCCTGCCGTGACCGTCCCCCCGGCGATCCCCCGCGCATAAATGGCATCAGACCCCGGAATCACGCTGGCAGGCGTTTGACTAATCTCGGCCATAGGCCCTCCTTAGTTACGGCGATGTATCAAACGCCGGGACAATCTGTCCGCTTGGGAAAATATCCAGCTTGATCGTGTTCAGCGCAGCCCCCACGCCGATATTCGTATCGTATTGGCCGCCCGCGCTGGTATCCTCAATCGGCGTAATACCGCCAGCGGTAATACTCAGCTTATAGAGCTTCCCGACCACTGGCGCGGCGGCTGCTCCCATTGTGATGGTCCCGGCGACCTGGATACGCAACGGCTGACTGGCACTGGCCCCATGCAGAGCGATGCCTTTGGCATTGGCCGTCGCCAGGCTGAGGTTCGCATCCGCCAGCTTCAGCAGCGTATCCACGCTGTCCTGATATACCGGCTGCCCTGCGGTCACGGTTGCTCCAGCCACCCCATCAAAGAAGATGGCATCGCTCCCAGCAATCACTTGCGAGGCCGTAATACTGAGATCCGCCATGTCATGCCACCTCCAATAAGCGGTTCATCCAAAGTAAACTCTCGACGCCCAGCGGTATTTCTGAAAGCGCCTTCTCGACACTGGCCTCGCGCTGTTCATATAAGTGCGCAACCAGCAACAGCATGGCACTCCGCAAGCTCGCATGGCGTAAATAGAACTGCGGCGCCGTGGGCCAGCCCGCCTTATACACGACCTGCACCGCATTCGGCTGGGCATAGACGCTCGGCCAACTCTGCCCGCTCTTGAGATAGATGCGCCCTGGCTCGCTCCGCGTATCCACGCCGTAGACCGTCGTGGCGAGCGTCTGTGTCGTGCCGTCGCTATCGATATACGTGATGCCCAGCGGCTGGGTGGCGCCCAGCAGATCGGTATACGTGCCCGTCAGCGTTTGCAGCGGCGGCTTCGGCAGCCAGAGGCCCGTCTGCCGCGCGTCCCACCCGCTACAGGGCCAGGCGTCCAGGGCCAGGGCCCAGGTTGCCGTGAGGAACTGGCGCCCGGTGAAGCGTTCGGCATAGTCCCGCGCCGCGCTAATGAGGCCCGTGATGAGCGTATCGTCCGTGGCGATGTCCACCCGTAGATGCAGCTTCGCCTCACTGAGGCTAATCGGCTCGACGACCGGGGGCGCGAGGAGCGTCAGAGGGAGGGGCATCGGGTTACCGTTTCTGGATAATTTTGACGTAATCGACGCGCGGGACTTCCGCAGCCCCACCGCCCGCTTTCGCCCCAAGCAGGATGTGCATTTCTTCTAGGCCCGCCAGGGTAATCGAATGCGCCGCGCCTTTAATCCCATTGAGATAGGGCGTAATCGTCCCCGTAGTCCCTGCGCCGGGATTAAATAAAAACCCAATACGATAGAATGTGTTGCTCAGAAACGCCCCGGCGCTTGCTGTCGTCACCTGCGTGCCGGCGTTGCTTGTCTCGAATTGCCAGACCGTCCCGCCATCGACCTTAAACCACACCGCGCCATCATAGGACGCCATCGGCCCAGCGCCGTTGTCCAATAGGCTATTTGCGGCCACAGTATCCGAGAGCCCAAAGATCAGGTTGGCGTCATCAACGTTGGCTTCCGTACAGGCCACTAGGGCTTCAAACCACAATGGCTTGTTTGCCGCAAAAATCCAGTTTTCAGCAATCGAACTGAGATAGTGCTCATCGTTATTATTCACGTCAGTGGGAATACTCAAGACCCCACCAAAAGCATCCAACTGGATCGGCACCACCGCGCCGTCTTTTACCGCTGCCCAATCATTCGTCAGATCAAGCAAGGTCGTAAAATCATTGAAGTAGGTGAAATATAGCGACGGGTCCAGCGCGTTGACATTCGGCGCCAGCCGGTTGCGGCTATGGCTATATAATTTCAGTAAGGCATCCGCAGGCATACACACTCCTCAGCACGGCTGGCGCACGCCAGCATGGCCGGTAGGTTACGCGATAATATCTGCCGTCAGGCCGTCATGGGCAAAGCGCGGTTCGCTCAGGATATACAGCACGACCGCTTCATCGGTCGCGCCGTTCAGTTCGACACTCGCCGTCACATACCGTGCCCCCGTGATGCCCGCGTCGGTCGCTTCTTGCATCACTTCCTCGGCGGTACACTCCAGGTAAATCTGATCGCCCACCGCGTCAGGCGCCGTCCCTAGCGCGTGGACTTTCACCACAATATCTGTCCCGCTGCCATCGGCTGCCGTATTGGCCAGGATGCGGAAGCCATCTACTGTCGCCGTGCCGACACTACGGAAGAGGCCCACGACGAAGCGGCGGTAGTTCTGCATGTCTACCCAGGCTACATCGACCGGGTCTGCCGCGTAGTCAAAGTCATACATTTGGACATGGTTGTTGCTAAAAAAATGGTTTGAGGCTTGCGGACTGGCCATAAAGCGGCTCCTCTTCACTCATAAAAGCACGAAACGTACATGTAAAGGCCAATTAGGCCGCAAGCGCCACATACGGGCTCAGCGTAGGCGCTGAATTCCTTGGAGTGAGCGCGCTGCGCCACCATGGAGCACCGTCGTTCCTGGCGGTGAACCTGAATGTGCGCTCATTGTTGACAAATCTGACGTGTATACTCTCGGCACTTTGGAGCGGCTGGTACGTCGCCTCCAGGTACTGCGACCAATTCACCAGCAGAATATCGCCGAGCGTGCCAAGCGGTTGCATGTACTCGCTATAAAATACAGGCCGCCCCATCAGCGTCGAGGGCAACTCCAACGCGGCATTCTGCGTAAAGATGGCCGAACCGCCCGCCCCCACCGTCAAAGCCATCTGGCCTAACTCCGGGATCACGTTATGGTTCGTGAGCCACACGGCATTCTGATACCGCCAGCAGCGGGCCATCATGTTGAGGATATCGACGTAGGAAATCTCGCCAGCGACTTCACGAGCCACTGCAATCAGCGCAGGCGACTTCATCACGCCCAGGAACTCCCCAACGCCCGTCCCATTCAGACGCTCATCCAGAATCCGGCTATCAAACTCATCCCGAAAGCCAGCCGTCAGGATCGCAATAAACGACTGTGGCGAATCGGTTAGCAGCTCCTCTGTCGCGTAGCTAATCCCCATGAGCGCATTCGCCCGCAGCGTCACTTGCTCAAACTGCATGCGGGAGGCCGTGACCGTATCGGCCTCGGCACGCCGGTAGACCCGCAATCCACCGCTCACGCTGGTAGAATGGTCCTTGTCTACGCGCGCTGGGATATTCAGCATCGGGACGTTCATAGGAATCTGCGTCGTGCGACCAGCAATCGGATCAGTTTCAGCCGACACCATGAGCATCGTTGGGCTAAACCCAATGGGCACGAGATACCCGCCATAGGGATCGCTGAACGTGCTTTGCTCGTCACTCCCGGCAGCAGAACGGAGCTTGAGGTACTGAAGCTGCACGCTCTCCCGCCCCGTCATGGCCGCTTTCATCACGTCCATAAGAAACTCACGGTGATTCGCATACCCTTTTTTCGGGTCTTGCTCCCACAAGACTTTCATCTGCGACACGCGCGAGGGCGCAGGCCGCGACAAGGTCTCCTGGGCAACCGGGTGCTGCTGAAAGCGTTGCTGAATCGCGGCAATCTTGTCACGCTGATCGGTGAGAATGCGGTGCTGTTCGGCCTGCGCAATATGTTGCTCCAGGCCACTCGCTTCAGCGGTCAGGCGGTCGATATCGCCTTGTTCTTCGGCATTGGGAATCCGGCCTTCGGTACTCGCCAGTTCGATAATATCTTGCGCCTCTGCCAGCAGGTTCGCGGCTTCTTTGCGCAGTTCGCGGACATCCATGGTGCCTGTTGGCATGTTAGCGCCCTTCTGGTGCAAGGAATAAATCCACCCCTAACCGTGCTGCCAGGGCTGCCAGGGGCGCGCGAGCCTCAGCATTTTCCATCCGTCGCTTGCGCCGCATCGTACTGGCGGCTTCAAGCGCCTGGTCAAACGACTCGACCCCGTCCAGCAAGCCCAGCGCCTGCGCCTGCGGGGCGAGCCATACCTGCCCGGTCGTCACCGCCTCTAATTTCGCGGCACTGAGCTTCCGCCCCGTGCGTACTGCCGCAAAAAACTCCTGGCCTATGCCGGCCACAATCCCGTCAATTTCATCAAGCAAGGGCTGCGTGATCGGCGTGCCCGGTGCCCCAAGGCCCTTCATGGGGCCGGTACTGCGCACATGCACCACAATCCCCTCCCGTGCTGCCGCGCCACTGGAGTCAATCACCTCGGCGAAGACCCCAATACTGCCGACCTGGCTCAACCGAGTCGCAGTAATACGCTGCGCTTGCGAAGCCACCCAATAGGCCGCGCTGGCGCCCATATCTTCAATGTGCGCCAGCACCGGCTTCACCGTCACCGCGCGCGCCACTTCGTCCGCTAACTCCAGGGTGCCTGCGACCATGCCCCCAGGGGAGTCAATGGCCAGGAGGATGCTCTTAATATCCTCGGCCTCAACCGCCTGGCGTATCGCCCGCCGAGTGAGCACGGTGGACGTGCCACCAAACTTGCTCGGCATCTTGGTCATCTGATCCACCAGGCGAATCACGGCGATATCCTCTACCCGCGCAAAAAGTTCCGCCTCTCGGCGCTGCATCGGCATGGTAGCAGCCTGCGTCGGCAACCGCCCCTCGTCGACCTCCTGGCGAAACGCCTGCGGGAGTGTTGGGGCAAGCGCCTGCGTCGGCCAGAGGCTATGCTGAATGGCATAGACGGCCTGTTGCAACCAGGACGTGAGGATGGCATACAGGCCAATATGCGCCTGGAAGCACCGCCGCGTATCGTCAGGGTGCATAGACGAGCTCCTCTGGCGCATGGTAGCCATTGCGCGCGCCATTTAGAGCAGCGGCTGGTGTCTCCTGGGGACTCAGGGGCCGCTGCGCCTGGCGTGGCTGCCGAGCGGTGCCATTCACAATCTTTTCAATGGTGGAATACTGTATTTGCAGAAAGTAGTTGTCAGAGCCATCAACCGGGTTCATATCTTCAAGTTCTCGAATATCGTTTGGACTATACGCACCAACAGCAAATAAGGCTTTGTAGTACTCCGCCCGCGCGGCCTGATCGCCGCGTAGAAGCCCACGCACGTCATGTTTCACGTAAAACGGCGTGCCGCGTAGGAGTTTCCGGTTGATTTCCTGCTCCCCGCGTACTAGCCATGGCGTCAGCGTGCCGACCACATAATCAATCGCCTGTTGCTCGATATTGGCATACTTGGCATCGGCTAAATGGCCCACCATATGGGGAGGCATGCGGAACCATCTGCACACCTCAAGCACCTGAAAAATCCGCGTCTCTAAGAATTGCGCCTGCTCAGGCGGAATCGTGATTTGCTCCCAACTCATGCCCTCTTCGAGCACGGCCACGCTCTGTGCTTCCCGTGCCTGCCAACTCTCCTTGAGGAAGCGTTGCCCTTCGGGAGAGAGCTTTTGCGGATGTTTGAGAATGCCGCTCGGAATCGCGGAGTTGCCAAAAAACGACGCGCCGTACTCCTGGGCTGCCAGCGACAACCCTAGGCTTTCTGCGGCAATCTGGGCGATACTGTAGCCGACCAACCCATCAGCGCCTGGCCCCTTAATATGGATCATGTCTCGCGCCAGGACCTCTTCAGGGATGTCGGGGGCAGACGACGGCAGCCCGCTCGTGTAAATGTGATACGCCAGCTCCCCACTGTCTTCCCGGTAAGGCCGCACCCGCGCCGGGTGAATGGGATAGATGCCGACCACGTCCCCTTCCCGCCGCGTCATACTCTGATCGTAGAGGATCAGGCCATAGGCATTGCCCCATCCTAGTGCGTGATGGTAAAGCACTTCCCGCCCGATCATGGCCGACATATCGACATTGAGTTCGTCGTGCACAATCGGCCACAACCAGTGCTCCGTGGCTTTGCGCCGTCCCCGGTCCAGGCGTTCGAGCACTTGCAGCGGCAGGGACCCCGCGTCCTCGGCGATCACGCGGATGCAAGCGTAGTACGTCGAGAGCGCCATGCTGCCCTGGGGAGAGACACGCATCCCCGCATGGGTCTGGCGACTGCCCATGAACCAGTCAATCAGCCAGGGGGACGGCGTCTGTGAGTTCGTCACGTCGCCAAAATGGCTAGCCCGCAGGTCGGTCGGCATGGCCAGGCCGCTTGTGGTCAGCGTATAGCCCGGTGGCGCAGTCTCAGGCATGGGCACAGGCTCCAGGGCATAAAAAAAGGCGGCAAGCCTCCGGGAATGGAGACCTGCCGCCCTGTCGGATAGGCAGAAGAGGGTATTTTGGTAAGTGTATAGCTTTTGTTCATGGTTGTAAAGTAGTAGACCGTGCTTTCCACTCAAACACTGAGCAAAGGTTGACATACGCTAGCCTGCTCTATATATTTATTAAGTTTTTCATGCTCCCTGGCAGGCCCGGCAAGGCGCGGCCTGGCGAGGTGAGGCGCGGTGGGGCATGGCTCGGCAAGGCAGGCGCGGCAGTCTGGGCTTGGCAAGGCGTGGTATGGCAGGGCTAGGCATCGCGGCCAAGGCAAGGCTAGGCATCGCACGACATCGCCGCCAGGGCTGCGCAAGGCAGGGCCGGGCACGGGAGGTGCGGCGCGGCAGGCGTGCCAAGGCGGGGCCTGGCGAGGGACGGCTGGGCGTGGCTGCCCCCGGCGTGGCAGGCGCGGCTCGCCCTGGCAGGGCTGGGCGGGGCGAGGCATGGTATGGCAGGCGAGGCGGGGCAGGGCTGGGCCAGGCACGGCGCGGTATGGCGCGGCAGGCACGACGCGGCAATCACAGCGTATTCCATTATTTATTTTTTCATCAGGAGTAAGGAAAATGCCGACAAAAGCAGCATCGAAAATCGTCCCAGCAGTCCCCATGATGAATGGTGCCACCGCCATTCATGAGAGCATTGTCATTCGCCCTCTCCAAGAGGCGATTGTCCAGTTCCGCCTCGTAGGGACGGCCCCGTATATGCAACTCCGCTTTTCGCAAAAAGCCATGAGCAAAATGCAAACAACCCAGGAGGCAGGCCAGCAAGCCCGCTCCAAGAAAGTACGGCAAGCCCGTGATTTTGACGATGATTACCTCCAGGCGATGCACCGGATGGTCGATGACAGCTACGGCATTCCCGCTGCCGCCTTTCGCAATGCGCTCATTAGCGCCTGTCGCACGATTGGCTTCAAAATGACGCTCGCCAAACTGAGCATCTTTGTCGAAGCCGATGGACTGGATGTGATCGACGGCACGCCGCTGGTGACCCTGCATGGCGAGCCCGAAAAGACCATCTTGCCGGTACGCAATGCCACCGGCGTCGCGGACCTGCGGGTCCGGCCCATGTGGCGGGAGTGGGCGATCAATCTGCGTATCCGGTTTGACCGCGAGCAATTTAGCACCACGGATGTGTTTAACCTGCTTGTGCGGGCAGGCGCCCAGGTCGGCGTGGGCGAAGGGCGCCCCGACTCCCGCGCCAGTGCTGGGCTCGGCTATGGCCTCTTTACCGTTGAAGCGGAGGCGGCATGACGCCCGAAGGCTTACACCTCTTGCAGGCGTTGACCCGCAGCGACCCCGAAGGCCGCTTACGACCCGAAGCAATTCTGGAACTGGCCAGTGATCCGGAGAATCCGCTGCATCCCCACTTCGAGTGGGACGATAGTGTGGCGGGGCATGCGTACCGGCTCTATCAGGCCCGCGTGCTGATTCAGAAAGTGACGATTCTCAACCCGGAGGCGTTGCAGCAGGCCCCGCATCCCGTCTATGTCAGCCTCATGGCTGACCGTACCCGCCCTGGTGGGGGCTACCGCGAAGTCAGCACGGTGCTAGCGTCTGACGCGCTACGGGCAGAACTCCTGGAGACCGCGCTGCGCGAACTGGCCGGGTGGACGCGGCGGTATCACATGCTGACCGACCTAGTCAGCGCGGTGACCGCTGCCGCCCAGGGCGAACAGGCGGCTCAGACGGCCAACCGCCCACCCACACGGCGGCAGAAAGTCGCGTAGGACACGGCGGGCAGGGCAGGGCGCGGCGGCACTTGGCCAGGCGGGGAATGGCAGGGCATCGCAGGCTTGGCGCGGCAGGGCCCGGCTTGGCGCGGCAGGGCATCGCAGGCACGGCGAGGCGGGGACAGGCAAGGAAGGCGCGGGGAGGCAGGGCATGGCGGGCGCGACGTGGTCAGGCTAGCGACAGAGATTACACGCGAGCTTGACCTGGACGCTCTCGCCATGAAAATGCAACTCCACATGCCCCACGCCATACCGGCAAATGACCTCCTCATGCGCCAGCAGCAGCGCGACCATGCGTTGTAGGCGCGGCGGCAGCGTGTGCAGCACCAGCAGGTCCAGCGCGGGGGGCGCGTAGGCGGCGGGGGAGGAGGGCGGTGTCATAAGACGAGCATGCCTCGCGTCTCGTAAATGGACGTTTCAGCCTTCGGACGCACCATACAGCGGCCTAACCCAATAATAGCGCTCACGACCGGGTCTATTTTGTCCGCTGACCTGGCCTTGTCAGGCTTCATATTGTTCGCGGCGTCTCGCGTCACAATCACATGCCCTGCCGCCCAGCGTGCGACGGGATTGCCGCCATGATGCAACTCTCCCCGATTCACCAGGCGCTCAAACTCCTGCGTGGGCGCGGCCATCGACATATAGCCAAAGCCCCACGGGACCACGTCAAACCCCGCTTTGACGAGGTCCTGGCAGAGTTGCGCGCCTTGAAAATTGCGGTCTGCGGCAATATCGACAATCCCGTAGTCCTGGCCAATGGCGTTGATCTGCGTCAGGATTGTCTCGTAGTCCGTCTCATCCCCCGGCGTGGTCAAGAGTGCGCCACGCTGGATAAAGTCGAGATAGGCCACGTCACCCTTCTGCGCGCGCTTGCGGGCGGTGACTTCGGGGACCCAATTCCACCAGAGCACATCATACGAGCCGTCATCGTTGGGGAAAAGCAGGCAGAACGAGGTGAGGTCAGACGTGGACCCCAGGTCAAGCCCCGCCCAACACTGCCGCCCCTTGAGCGCGTCGGCATCGACAACCCCTGCTGAGGCATCCCAGCGTTGCATGTCGAGCCAGGCGGAGAGATTGGACGTGCGGACGTTCAGATGGAGGCGTAGGAAGGTCGGCAAGTAGCCGGGCGTCTCATACGCCCGCTGGCTCTCACTCTCCAGATACGCCCGGGACACGCTCACATCTAGATTCGGGTTGGCCATCGCCCAGATACGCGGATCACGATAGATCGCCGGGTCCGTATAGTCCAGGTCCACGCCGTTCTGCCTCGGGGGGGCCTCATAGATCACCGGCAAAAAGCGCGGATTCTGCGAGATACCATCGCGCACTTTGCAGGCATAATCGTAGGTCTCGTTACAGATACTCGGTCGATCAAAGTCTGCCGTCGTCACATAGACAATCAGCGGCTGCTTGCGGTTATTGGACGCCATGGAGGTTTTGAGCACATCGACCAAGTTGCGGTCAGGCTGCACATGGAGTTCGTCAATAATCGCCAGATGCGTATTGCCGCCGTGTTTCGTCTCTGCATCCGCAGAAATGACCTGGAGAAAGCTATATTCGCTCTCGATCACGATGCTTTTGGCCTGCCCTGCTGCGGCATTCCCCCCATAGATTTTGCCGCGCGCCTTCAACTCAGGCTCCATCTCCATCATGCCCTTGCAGTAGCGAAAGAGCTTCCCGGCCTGTTCCCGTTCGCCTGCCGCGATATAGTTCTGCTGGCCTTTTTCGTCATCACAGTAGAGGACGTAGAGCCCTAACCCCGAAACAAGGGGCGTTTTCCCCTGCTTCCTAGGGCAATACAGCAGGACTTCGCGGTAGCGCCGCACCTGGCGCCCTTCGCGGTCGATTACCTGCCAACCAAATAGATTGGCAATGATCGCTTGCTGCCAGGGCTGGAGCGTGAACGGCTGGCCATACAGGGCGCCTTCAATATGGTGCAGGCAGGCAGGGAAAAAGTCGAGGGCATCCTGAGCGAGCCGGGGGACAAAAAACGCATCCTGCGCCGTGGTAATGGCATCATAGCCAGGGATGAGGCGGAGCAGCTTCGCCCATTTCGCCGGGATGCGCTTGGTGGGGGTAGCGGTAGGCATTAGGGAGTCTCCGCTTCCGTGCGTAAAATCATGGCCTGGAAAAAGTACCAGTATTTGCCATCATGCCCTTCCCCCTCGATTACCGAGACGCCCCCGGCCAGCGCGTAGCCTTGACGTAATCGCTCGTTGACTTCCTGCGCCAGTGCATTTGTCGAGTCTGCCTCACAGATGACATAGGTATCCATACGCTACGCGCGTTGCTTGAAGAAGCGCGATTTGTCTGCGCTGGCGTCGTCTTTCTTCGCCTTCTCAGGCGCCACACTCAGCGACGCGCGGGCGGACGCCGTCATGCCGTACTGTTGCTCAAGCCGCAGCAGCTTATCCGCCAGGTCACCCGCAATCTTCACCTCGGCGGCAATGCGCCAGCTCACCACGTCGCCGAACTCGTTCCGCACCGGCGCCAGGCTGCCGTTGGCCCGAATGGCCTGCTCTGCCGCCAGCCAGCGCGTAAAGAGCTGGCAGTACCGCCCCAGCGCCAGCGCGTCTACCGCGCCCACGATACCCATGGCCTTGAGGTGCTTCACGAGGGGCCGCCAGAGCGCCTGCCCGGCCTCGTCCAGCCACTCGGGGCACGTCAGCGTCGCGGCGACGGGGACGGGCTCAGCGGTACGGCCCTTGGCTAATGGGGAGCCACGCATCTGTAAAATCTTGGTGGGAATCTTCGGTGGGCCTTTGCCTGCCATAGCAAGTCCTATGCCAAAGTGACGAAAAACCTTCAGACTATCAAAGAAAAACGCGAAGG